AACTTATTCTTGGCTAAGTTTAGAAAACGAACTGGATCTTCGTCTACTCCCTCAACTTGTTGTGTCTTACCTATCAGAATCATCAGGTCAGCTTCAGCTGCCTTACCTGTCTTAGATCCTTCCATCATTGCTTGGTTGAGGTCAGCCTTACCTTCTGCTTCAGCAGATAGTTGTGACATCCAGATCACACAGCAATCATACTGCTTAGCTATGTTACGTGCATGGATAGCAGCAGTCTTGAGTGTGATGTCACTTCTCTCACTACTTACATCAGCAAACTTATCGCCCATGTCTAATACTACAACGTCAGGCTTCTCTTGTTTAACAACAGACTCAACCCATGCCATACCCTTACCTGTACTATCCTTGAACAAGACGTTACTTCTAATAGGCTCATAACGTTTCTGTGCCAGGGCTTTGTTCTCTCTAACTTCTTTCATTGTCATGTTAGATGATGCACTTATATAACGTGCAGCAACACGTGTGTATGCTTCCTCATTACATAGTACAATACACTTAGCACCCTGATGTGCAAAGCCTTGAGCACCTGCTATAAGGCTGGCATGGAAAGAAGTTTTACCAGTATTGGGGCGAGCGCCAACCAACACAAGGTGACCACCACTAACGCCTTCCACCCTACGAGCCAAGGAAGATATGTTAAAGCTCCACTTGGATTCCAGAAGCGTTGCATCAAGTATTGTGTCAAGGCTATTGTCGTCCCAGTCAACACGTAGATTAGGAGTAAAATCATTTTTGTATTCCTCTAGTAGTCGTCGCAGAGGTTCTAAACTATCCTCTGTTCCATTAACAAAATCAAACCCTAGGTTTGCTACACGATCACCAACATGCTGTTGAAACAACTGTGATAGTGTGTCTTGTGCTATCTCTTCTTTGATAGGCTCAGTGATTGCTATACGCTTAAACAAATCCTCATATGCTCCGCGAGTAGCAGTAGTAAGACTAGCATTCATTCTATTGAACACAGCCTCTAGATCCGCAACAGTTAGGTCACCCTCATAGGATTCCATAGCACCATCAAGTGCCTGTTTAATCTTGCGTACATCCTTACTAAATATTTTATCAGGGCAACGTATACCCTTGTGTTGATCATAAAAGTTACGATCTAGTAACGTTTTAATCAGTGCTAATTCCATCATTATTTATGTCTCCTACAACAATATATTATACGTCTTCCTTTGGTGCTAAGTAATATGAACCTGCACTACTCTTATACGCAGCCATGATGTCTAACCATTGTTGGCTACTCATTATTAACATTTGATATGCATCCATCTCAGGTTCAAACTGTCTCATGTAAACAGTACCTTCATCACCAAAGATTATCTCTATGTCTTCGTGCTGATCAGAATGATCAAGGGTGGTTATGATTGATGCATCAGATTCAAACTCAACTGTGAACATCTGATCCCTCCGCTACAATTATATTTACTTGTGCTACATTACCTACAACTTTAACTATCTTAAACTCTAAGCCTTCCTTAGTAAGTAATACTCTTAACATAGATACTGGTATCATACATCTGCCTTTCCTGTTAGTTTTATTAACCTATCTAAGTACCACTGTGATTTCAATAGGTCTTCTTGTTTATTTTTATATCTCCAGCGGTGTAGATACTTAGCGATGTTACCTCTTAGGTATCCTATATATTCTTCTTGGGTTAGGAAATCCTCTATGTAATCAATACATTCAATCCTACCTTTGCCATAATGCGCTGGGTTGTTTACGTTATCCATTCTGTTCTCTGCTAATAGTTCTGGTATAGAGTTAGGGTCTATCATAAGTTTAATAATCAATCAAGGCAGACCACGATACAGGAAATAAATCTAGCATCTTATGGTTGATCTGATCTGCTACTACCCTAGTCTCTGCTTGAGTGTCAGGCTTGCAGCGGAGGTTACACATATCAGCAAAGGCATCTAAGCTACCACTCCAGTACCACTCAGTCATAGTAGACTGTGGCAGTACCATACGTGCTTGCTCAGGTGCAACACCTTCCTCAAGAAGTTCTTTGTAAACTCTTAATGCTGTGTAGTTAACGAACTCATTCTCAGACCCACTTAAAGGATATATAACTCCATCACTACCTTGCTTCTTATCCTCGCTACGCCCACGCCACTCATCTGGTAAATAAAACTCAGGGTCACTATCTACATACCTTCTGCTTATCTCATTCCAACGTAGGAACTTATGCTTAACTAACTGTCTTGCTACAAAGATAGGAGCTTTAACATGGAATGTTACAAACGCATGTCCGAAGGGTGACATATGCTTATGTTTTGCTAGGTAGTTGATAAGCTTCTTATCCATATCAGCAAGGACAGGGATGTCAGGACCTCCATCAATACTGGTATAGCCTATCGCTTTTCTTTCCTTACCAAAGGATACACGCGCAGCATTTACAACTGTTAGGTCTGAACCCATGTGATCTTTATATGTTGCTTCTATCATCTGCATATCTCCTGTAGTTTTTCCATGTCCTCTGGCATACGATACTTAATATCATCAGACAAACTTAGTGCTATTGTTTTGTTACCTGTCCACAGTTCTATCTCTCTGCGGTATTCGATAGTCTTTGCTACCGCGTCAGGGTCTAGTGCAATGACAGCCCTATCATACTCACCTATCTTCTCAAAGTGTTTATGATTCATGCTAGTACCCAGGATCGCCATACAAGTAACGTCAGGTAACTCTTGATAAGCTACTAAAGCAGAGACAACATCCTCTACAATAACTATAGTAGAGCCTACGCCTACTGTGTAGTAGTCTGCCGCACCTGTATAACGATACCACTTAGGGGTTTGAGTAGCACCCACTGCCCTACCTATAGCATCAATCATTTGATGGTTGTAGTATATAGGAAAGACTACGCGCTCTTGTTGTACATCATAGAAGGTGTTACCTACTATACCCCAACGCCTCATAAATCTATTGTGCTTAGTGTGCTGTCGTGTTGGCTCTACTAGCTGCGCTGGTAACTCCATAGTTTCTACCTCTCTCTTAGTTTGTTCTTGCGCTGGGCGTAAGTGTCTGCGTATTTCAGATGCAGTCATGTCTGTATCAAACTTACCACCTACATTACAGCCTAGCTTGTAACAGTTATACATCAACGTACCATACTCACAAGAGGCCGAGAAAGTATTCTTACCCCTACAGAAGGGGCAGTCACCTCGGTGTGATCCATGTGCTGTTACAGACTCAGCGTATTGCCTGTGCTGTTGCCAATCTCTATTACTCATACTCTAGCCAACTTCTTTATACCATAGTGTTCTTCAGTGTTAGTTCTTATAGAATGACAATTAGAACACAACACCTGACACTTGAATATCTCTTCTTTTATTTTCTTGTTACTCTTAGTCTTCTTACCATAGCGTAGGTAGTGTGCTCTCTTTGCTATTTCAAACTTCTTATCCTTAGGATTAACATGATCAAACTCTAATGCTGCTGCATGTTCTTTATACTTACAAATTTTACAACCCTTAATCAACTTATATCTATGCAGTATAGCCATGCCTTCATCATACTTTTTTCTTCTGCGTATATTATCTTTTTCTTTACTCTCTTCACTTCTCACTCTCATCTTCATTCCCTCTCGCTGATAGCGCCTTGGATGCACCACTCAATGTATTTACTATATAAGGTTTTACTGATTGTATATTCTTATGTCCTGTTACCTGCATAATATTAGCTAAGTCAACCCCACCTTCCATCATCTCAGTCACGGCAGTACGGCGTAAGTCCATAGCTGTAAGCTCAGCAGGTAGGTTAGCTTCGTCCAGTACCTCATTGATAAGTAAGGATATTTCACCCTTGTCGTAGGGTGTGTATGCCCCTGCTCTTGGCTTAACTCTAGGTGCTACATATTCCTGGAAGTCAAAGTCTTCCTTCTGTTGTTTCAACATCTCACACAACCCATTAGATATAGGTAGGTGTACTTCAGCATTACGTTTACTTTGTGTTAGGTCTAAGCGACACTGATCTAAGTCTAATGTATTCCAAGTCATAACTCTCATATCACCTATACGCTGACCCCAATCGTATGCCATGTGTACAATAAGACTAATGCTACGCCATCTGAAGTCACTATAGCCTACCTCAAGAAACGTTTTGATCTGATCTCTACTCCAGTACACACGCCTCTGTTTACTAGCCTTAGCTTGAACCAGTGCTACTGGGTTGTGTATCATCACATCCTGTCGCATGGAATACTTCCAAGCA